TTTTGATTGGGGCGATGGTCCGTATTCCGAACCCGCGATGGGTTAAAAATTAAATGCACAAGGCGGTAGATAACTACCGCTTTTTTAATGGCATACCGTGTTAACAGTGTCGCGTTTTAGTTAAACTTTCCATCACTATTTAACAGCGATTGCTTCAGGATTGGTGGTTGAATTCTGGTTAATCTGAGTATCGCACGTAAATAAAAATGCTTCAACCTGCCATGATGATCAAGACACACTCGCCGGAAATGGATTTGTATCTGATCAAGGCATTGAGTGATTCAGACATGGAGATGGCTAATCAAAACTTCTCCGAAAGAGGCCTGCCCTACGCGATTATCAGGGTTGGATCCCAAACGCAACATGCCGCCGCTTGATGTACGGCACCATGAATATAGGATTCTTTAGTGACGTGCAATTCATCACCGATGCGGCTGTGCCGCTGAATCTTGTCCCTGCAGGCTTTCGACACCCTTTGGCCTGTCAATTTGAAGAGCTTGATGAGGATGGCGAACTTTGCAGGTCTTATGACGAATGGGGCTTGGCCTCCGTTTTGACCTATGCGTACACACGAAGAGTTCAAACCAAATCCGAATACTCTTCGATGGAGATGGTCATTGGTGAATGCTTAGAACAGTCTCGCCATACTGAATCCGAGAACAAAAAGCTGTTTAGTGCGATAAAAAGGTGTATCAAGTCGGGTGACGAGGATCAGACGCTTCTTTATTCAAAAGTTTTAATTTCAAAGATCGGTTCAGCTTTGGCTGAGCAGCACCCTCTATTGGAGGATCTTGATGAGGAGGATTGAACCTAGCGTCAACGATCACATGAAGTTCGCCAAGCTCGTAAAAGAGTTTGACAACTTGGATCGAGAGTCTTTGAAGGAAGTGGCGATCGAGTTGGCCCGACTTGCACTACTCATGCAGCCTGCTGCAATTCGCTGGGCTGCTCACGAAGCAGCCTCCAACCTGGGAGGAATTGATGGAGCGACCACTTGGGTTAAATGAGCGTCAAGTTCTTGCTGCACAGTCGTTAGCAGCAGGCATGACCTGGCGTGACACAGCTAGGCGAGCCAAGTGCTCTGTAGAAGCTGTACGTGAATGGAAAAAGCACGATGAATTCCTAGATGCAATCTGGGGATATCAACAGGAGATGTTTCAGCAGTCGTTTGGTGCAACAACTGCAGCCCTGCCTACTGCAATTCAAAAACTCCAGCGTATTGTTGAAGATCCTGATCCAGATCTAAAAACAAGTGACCAAATTGCCGCTTGTAAAATCTTGATAGATTGTGCTCAGAAACAATACGAGACACGCACCATCGAGCGTCGTATTGAACAGCTAGAGAAGTATGCACGCACGAACGTTACGGTCGAGGCTGAACCAATTAGAGAGATTTCAGCAGGATAAACTCACAGCTGAGGAAGAGCGAAAGAAGCTAAGCACAGCTGAGGGTTTTGTCCCACAGTTTCCGACAGCTGATCAGTGGGAGAAGTTCGCACCTTTGACCTGGATCAGGAGTGGAGGATCTGTAAAACGTTTTAAACCGTTTGATATTCAGAAAAAGCTAGTTCAAAGCATTGAAGAGAATCAATACACGATCGTTTTAAAAAGCCGACAGGTCGGAGCGTCAGAGACAGTATGTAGTTATTTACTGTGTAGAGCGCTTACTGAGCCGGGGTTTTCAGCAGTTGTATTTAGTAAAACTGCGACCGACTCGGGCGCTCTTGGTAAAAGGATTCGCGCACAAGCTGCAAGTATTGCAGATTCACAGATTGAATTCTTGACAGAATCAAATAGTGAACTGTCAATTCGCGGTCTTGGAACGATTTACTTCTTACCAGCAACGCCTAGGGCAGCCCGCGGAATCCCCAGCGTCAGCTGCGTGGTACTAGACGAGGCCGGATTTTTGGATTCAGTTGACGCAATCTACACAGCAGTTCAGCCGACGATGGCCACGCTTTCCGCGAATAAAAATGTAAGGGACAGAGGAAAGCTCATCATGATGAGCACACCCAATGGTTTGGGAAATTTCTTTGCGAATTTGTGGCATCTAGACGACGGAGATTGGAATAAATTTAAAATTCACTATTCCGACATCCCAATTTACGCCGCTGACCCTCAATGGGCGGCTAAGACCAGACAAAAATCTAAACTCTCAGAAAAAGCTTTCAGGCAGGAATATGAATTGGACTTCATCGCCAGTGAAGCCCAGATTTATGATCCTGAGTTGGTAGAACTTGCTTGCAATGGGGAGTGCATTGAATCAGGGTTTATTGGAAGGACTTATATACAGGCTATTGATCCAGCCGCTGGGGGGTCGGATTACTGGTGCTCGATAATCCTAGATATAACCACAATCCCTTATCGAGTAGTCAATGTTTTTAGGGTCCGTCATAGATCAAGTGACTACGCGATCAATCAAATCATTGAACAAGCAGAAAATTTCTATCCTGACAAGGTCATCGTCGAGAAAAACGGTGTTGGTGCCATCGTTTCAGAGGTTTTATCAAAGAAGTTGGCTAAATATATGGTTGAGCCTTACAACACGAATCGACCCAATAAAATCAGCAATACCGACAGAATTGCATATTTGCTGGAACGTGAGGAGCTGATGTTACCGCGAGAACCTTTTTATCAAGAGCTTCTTATGTTTAGGCAGCAAGAAAACGGTGATCGCTGTGCTGGAGAGGGTACGCATGATGATGCCGTAATGGCTCTTGCTCTGGGTTTATCTGCGTGCGCCGCAACGCCGACAGCTGAATGGCTAGACCTGATATGACACTGCCACAAGACTATAAGAATGAAGTAAAAGCGATGATTGATGAGGCAATGACTAAGCATGTTCAAACCTCGACGCTTATCAGCGCAGCACTGGGGTTCACGATTTTGGGATTGTTTGTTGAAGGATTGATGCGTTTACTGGGTATTGTCCCACCGTTTATGGGAATCGACATCAGCATTTTACCTCGATAGGTGCGCTAGAACTTTTACAGCAGTTTTAAAAGCATGTCTGACGAAACAGGTCCTTGGGGATATAAGGAGAAAGATCCGATTGGCCAGAATTTTTCCGACCCATGTTTTGAGCAAGATTCTCAACTGTTGGAACACATGAAAGATATCCTGGGCGGCTATTTGGAGGAACCTGCCGGAGAAAAACTGTTATTTGCTCATATCCTGCAGTCCGCTGTGGAGTTGATGATCTACCACAAGACAATGGCTGAAAAACTGCAGACCATTATCGCTAATGTAGAGTTAACGAGTTAGTTCTAAAGTTTGGCTGAAACTAGCGATAGTTCCGATTTCAGGGTTGATGGTGTATTGGTTAATGCCATCACTGGACTAGGAACCAAAAGAGATAAAAGCACTTATTACTCAATTCAATCTCAGGCCAAACTCTCGGAAGGGGAGCTTGAGGCGTTGTATGACGATGCGCTGTGCCGTCGTGTTGTTGATTTATATGCAGAGGCTGCTTTATCAAAGCGTCCAACCATTCGATTTGGTGAAGAGGCAGAGGGGCACGACGAAATGCTCCGTAAATTTGAGGACTACCTAGAGACAAGTAATTGTTTCTTTTACTTTGAGGAAGCACTGCGCCTGCAGCGCCTGTACGGCGGTTCAGCACTCTTTTTGGTGTGTGATGACGGACGCGACCCTAAGGAGCCTCTGGAGGTCGCCAGGATCAGGGAGATCACAGATATTGTTCCACTTAGTAAGAGAGAAATTAAGCCGCACGACTATAACTATCTAAATTACAGAAATCCTGAGCTTTATCGAATATCTACTTCTAAGTCGATCACTGAAAGTAATGATCTGCAGTTTCTGCTTGTTCACTCAAGTCGTGTGATTCGATTCGACGGTATGTACTTGCCGTGGAAACAGCGTATCAATAACGACGGGTGGGGGGCTTCTTATTTGGGGCCGTTTTACGAGCCGTGGAAGAGGTATCGAGGTGCCTGCGACGGTTTGAGCACGATGTTGAATGAGATGGATTTGTTTATCCATGCCACACCTGGATTGTCAAACAAGGTGGCTGCGGGTAAGGAAGCGCAACTCAAAGCACGGATGGAGGCCAACGCCTTGTCCCGATCTGTTTACGGGGGCATGATCATCGACTCAGAGGAACAAGTTTCTTTTGCCGCTAGAAGTCTGGGCGGTGCTTCTGAATTGTTCGACCGGTTACTGGATGACTTGGTTTGTGCGTCATCTATTCCAAAACCGCTGTTGTTTGGAATGAGCCCTGCAGGCGGTCTTTCTGAATCAGGTAAATACGAGGACAAAGTTTGGGCTGCAACTCTGGAGCGTTACCAAACACATTCACTCAATCAGCAACTACGACGGTACTTCGAGATCATTCTGGAGATGCGTAGTGGCCCTACTGAGGGTGCAGTCCCCGAGCAATGGTCGGTTTATTTCCCACCCTATTTTGCAGTATCAGACGCTGACAAAGCTAATTTGCGTCAGCAGATTGCCTTAACAGACCAGATTTATCTACAGGCCCAGGTACTTACCCCGATGGAGGTTCGTGCGAGCCGATTTGGTGGCACTAACTACGAGATCGACACGGTGCTTCATGCGGAGGAGGAAGCTCGACTGGTAGCAAAACGAGAGTTGCAACACGAAGCAGCTTTACAAGGATTTGAGGGCCAGCGACAACGTTTAGCCAATGGAGCGGGAGAAAAAGTCGAGCAGGAGTCAGATTTTGAGCCAACAGGTTTTAGCCAGGACTCTGAGGACATTATTCAAATGAATGGTCTGTCATTAATGGCAGGTCCGTCCAACGGTGTCTATCGGGTAGCTGAGGTCCTGTTGCCAGATGGTCAACGCAATGACGCAGAACCTTTGGTGTTGATCGGCAAGCGCATTAATGACACCAAGATCTACCGAGGTTTTTATCAACGTGAAGACGGGGAGATTGAGCCAGGTCCGTTGATGATGGGCTTCTATTCATCTCGCGCAGCGACCCGAGCATTAAAAGAGTTTGGGGAAGGTGATGTAAGCGGCCTGAAGCGTTTAGATGAGGCTGATCTGGAGCACCTCAAAGTCTCCTACGACCACTACGACGAAATTGAATATAGGGGTATGAAATTTCCAGGGTTCAATAAACCGGTAGCTACACCCGGACACGACTCTTCGAGTCACGCGGTTTTGGCAAAAGAAGGGGACGAAATCAAATTAATCCGATTTGGTCAGCAGGGGGTAAAAGGCTCCCCAAAGACCAAGGGCGAGTCTGAAACGGCTCGCAACCGCAGAAAATCATTTATGGCCCGACACGCTAAAAATATCAAAAAAGGAAAAATGTCTGCTGCCTGGTGGTCAGCCCGCCACAAATGGTAAGTCATGACAAAAGCCAGTAATAACCCAGAAGACGACATAGAGGTACATTTCACATGCAACATACAAGCATTGCGAAAGTTGCACGAATGTGTCGAGCAGTGTTTGAAAACTTGGCCCGGTGGCCACCCACAGGAACAGGTCGATTTGGAAGCACTAAGACAAGAACTTTTTATTGCTCGCTATAGCGCATTGATGGATAACAACCTGTTATGACAGTAGACCCTTTTGAGTTAATTGATGAATCCGATGACGAGCTGAAGCTTGAGGAAGCAGCAATATTATTGATTGTTTTTGACGCGATAGAGAAGGCGTTCAATCGTCTTCAGAAACGAATCGCCGTTGCGCTACGAACTGGTCAATTTCGTGTTGTAACAACAGGAACCCAGCTTTATCAGTTGTTTGCCCCTCTTGCTCCTGGGGGCTCGGACGTGCTGTTGAGAGCTGCCCAGTCTCTTCTAACAAAGTCAACAAAGAGGGGTCTTGATTTAGCTGAAGTGTTAACAAAGCCTGTATCCCAGTCTCCAGTCGCTGTATCGATCCCAAAATCAGCACTTGAACTAGAAGCAAAAAGAGTCCGAGAATACCTATTCCGACATACACAATCATTTGCAATAAAGGCGGAGGAAGTAATTACGGAGGGAGTAGCCAAAGGGCACTCCGTAGAAAAGATGACTGACGAGTTACGCAGGGGAACAAACGTTCTCAAAAGTCGTGCTGAGATGGTGATTAGGACAGAGTCATGCAGGGCACATTTTCAAGCAAAAATGAATTATTTAAAGGCCAACGGTTTTAGGCTTGTTATTTATTACGCTACTCCAGATGAACGCACATGTCCTTATTGTGCAGCTCAATCAGGCCGTATTTTTAAGATAGAAGCGTTTCCAAGTCTGCCCAGACACCCTTACTGTCGCTGCAGTATGGTGCCATACTCAAAAGATCCTTATGCGACATCATCTTCCTATGATGCAGCACGCAAAGCTCACAGAAAAGCAGTTTTGAGTTACGCTAAGTCCAGGGGTGTTCGTTTAAACGAAGGTCCCGCTGCCTTCGAGTTGTCTGATCCTTTACCGTTTAGAAAAGATGGCAAAGATGGTTAAATTTGATACATCTAAATATACTTTCAAGACAAAGACAGAAGCAGAAAAAGCCGCTCAGGAACTAGGACTCGAAGGTTCACATTCACATAAAGGTGAGGGCGGCACCCTTTTTATGCCAGGCAAGACGCATCAGGAATTTATGAAAGCGCAACAAAGTAAAGGCGACGGCCAAGGAATGGACAAAAAGAAAAAGAACAAATACTTGGCCGCTCGTGACGCCATGTATCAGAAGCTTTTGAAAGATATGGGCGGTTATCGTAAAAACTCCCACAAAAGCAAAGTCGATAAGCACGGCAAAAAATCGCCCTACATGGACGGTATCGCCAGTGATGAGGGCACCATTGGCCGCGAGTTTGACAAAGGTCTGTGAGTAAGTTCACCGACAAAGCTTTGCATTCGCAAGCCGTTGCTGCGGCTAAGCGGAAATTCAAGGTGTGGCCGAGTGCCTATGCCTCGGGCTTTGTGGTGCAACACTACAAAAGGCTTTATAAGCGAAAGCACGGTTCCACCAGTGGTGCTTTTCGCGGCGACAACCTGGGTAAGTGGTTTGGAGAGAAGTGGGTCCGAATCGGTAGCTCAGGAAAAATTGCAGGCCCTTGCGGGGGTCGATCAGAAAAAGAGGGAAAGCCCAAGTGCCTCCCACGAGCCAAGGCCCAGGCAATGTCCGTAGAGGAGCGCAAACGGCTTGTGGCTCGCAAGCGCAAGAAAGATCCGAATCCTGACAGGCGTGGAAAGGCGATTATGTCCAGCAGCAAAACAGCCAAAGATGCTGAAACATTGGGCTCAATGAGCAAAGAAAGTAACTCTAAACGCAACAATGTACGGGAGCGTTTGGCCAAGTTAATGGACGCATACAAAAACTCAAACAGATACTGATTTGCTGCGCTAGACATAAGCAGCCAAACCTTATGGCTTGCCTGCGCACACCTCCTGCTTAACAGGTTCTCTGGGAGAAATGGCTTTTGAGCGCCATTTTTTCGGAGCGGGTTGTCTTATTGCGGCTCCAAGATTTGATTTATTTAAGGTTGACTTCGTTCTGGAGTGGCAGAACCGACTTGTAAAGGTACAAGTCAAAACGATGTCACACGACAAACGGGCCAATAATTACACCGTAAATATCGGAACTAAAAGAAACGGCGTTAGAGATCAGCCTTATTCGGCTGATGAGGTGGATTATTTTGGGATAATTAATTTGGACTACGACAGTATTTGGCTTGTACCTATTAGTGCGACAATAGGTAAACGTACACTGGTCTGGGTAGATCCTCAAAAGCGCTGCTGGAAAAAGAAAGCAGCATTTGACTGGGATCAATACCTAATAAATTGAGCTTTGGCTTGAGTTTTTGTTTCTATTACTATATTTTCGTTAGTATCGAAGTATGGAACAAGTTTCTAGGTACGATTACGGCCAGGTAACTTCAAAGGAAAAAACTCCTGAGGGTTATTTAAAAGTCTGGTGTAAAGCTGCCCGTACGGGAGTACAGCTTTATACGCGAGGTGATGGAACGCAAGTGCGTGAATATCGCCCCGAAGATGAGGTCTCAAGCCCTGAATCTCTTGCTTCTTTCGGTATGAAAGCAGTCACAATGGGTCATCCCAGAGTGGCGCTGGATTCTGAAAACACAAAGTTATATCAGATCGGCCACGCTGGTAGCGAGGTTAGATACTCGGACGGTTTTGTTCAGGTTGCGGTTGTCATCACTGATGAGGAAGCAATTAACAAAATCGAACGGGGTGATGCTCAGGAAGTAAGCGCGGGTTACCGCGTGGATTACGACCCGACTCCTGGTGTAACTCCTGATGGACAGTCCTATGACGGCATTCAAAGAACAATTCGTGCGAACCATATCGCCGTTGTTCCGAGAGGTCGTGCAGGGTCCAGTGTTCGTTTATTACTCGATTCGTGTGACCGCAATGATGCGGTTGCCGATATTGAAATCCCGTCGAATTCGCCACTTATCACCATGGCCACCATTCAAATCGACGGAATGGGACTAGAACTTCCTGCAGATGTTGCTGGGGCCGTCTCTTCATTCGTGAAGGATAGTGAGCGGTCAGCGACGGAATTCCAGCAAAAACTGGATGCACAGGAAGCGCAGATCCAATCCGTGAACCTTGAGAAGTCTGAAGTTCAGGACCGCGTTGACGCGGCTAATGAGCGTATTAAAGAACTTGAGCAGCAATTGGCTGAGGCCTCTGCTGCAAATGAGCAACGTGACGATGCTGCAGAAATCAATGATGCAGTAAACAAGCGTTTGCAAGCTCTACAAAAATTTGCCCCAATCCTTCCCGATCAATTCAAATTTGACGGTCAGGACGAAGCTGCTCTCATGGCGATGGCTTATGAGAATGTCTTTGAAAAGGCACCTCGTGAAGATGCCAGCGCTGACTACCTTCTAGGAATTCTGGACGGTGTTCTTGCAGCGATGGAGGACATTTCAGAGGATGAGGAAGAGATCAAGAACGACTCTGAATTTGTCCCAGAAGCGGATGGGTCAAACGTTGCCGAGGTCCGTGCAGCTCTTGCCCAGGTGCAAGCTGTAGAGAAACTCGACGCAAGCGATTCCTACCGCGATCAACTGTTGAACGGTTGGAAGAAAAATCTTTCCGCACACGCCTGATAGGAGTAAAAATCAATGGCAGTTTCTTACACCACCACCACCGGTTCTCCGGCGGGTGTCCAAGGCTCTTATGAGCTTAATTTGACCAAGGGTCATGAGGGAATGCTCGGCAATGCCGCTTCCTATACCGCCCTTGCATACGAAAACGAGTCCGGCGCGGTTATTCCGTTTGGACATGCTGTGATCAACAACGGATCCGGCACTGCAGACCTGTCTGCCAAGCTTCCTGCTGGTGCTTCTGCCACCCAGGTCGTCGGTATTGCTCTCGACAGTCTGACCTTTGTTTTGGACGACAACGCCAAAACCGCTGATGGTCGTAAAGGCTATCCAGCAGAAAAGGCTTGCAACATTCTTAGCGAGGGTATCGCTTATGTGTATAGCGCCCACGCCGTTTCTGTTGGCGATGATGTTCGTCTGTTCCACACTAATTCTGCTTCTGTGGGCAGCAATTCCGGGTACGCCGGGAGATTTGGAAAGACCGCGGAAGCAGGCAAGACATTCTTGGTCTCTGGCGCACGTTGGCTGAGTAGCTGCGCTGCTGGTGGTATCGCTCTTCTGGAGATCGACGCTGCTGCGCTTTCAGTGACCGCCGATACTTGATAACTAGGAGGTACTAATTCATGTCCGAAATCCGTAACGACGAGGTAGGAATCTTCCTAGCCCGCGAACTGCAGACAATCCTGGCAAGAACTTATGAAGTTTCTTATTCAGATATTGTCTATCAAAATCTGATTCCTGTCAGCCAGGAAGTTGGCGAAGCAGCAGAGTCATATACATACCGAATCTTCGATGCTCAAGGCAGCATGAAGATCATTCAGGATAAGGCATCTGATCTGCCCCGTAGCGACGTGCTCCGCAAGGAAGTTACCGCTAAGGTCGCCACGATTGGTGGTTCCTTTGCTTATACAATCGCTGAGGCGCGTGCAGCAGCGACTATCCCTGGAATGAACCTTGAGCAGCGGCGTGCAAATGCCGTCCGCCGTGCTTCAGAGGAAAAGATTCAGGATATTGCTTTCTTTGGAGACAGCAGTGTTGGCCTGGAAGGATTCTTCAATTCACCACAAATTGACAAGGTGGTGCCTAACAAGTGGTTCACCGATTCGGCAACTACGACCGATGAAATGATCGACCTGTTGAACGAGCCCGCTACCCGGATCGTTTCTAACAGTCGGCAAAAGGAGCGTCCAAACACATTGCTTTTGGACCTGTCATCTTATCGCAAGATTTCGACGACTCCTCGCTCCAGCACTAGCGATACGACCGTTTTGGAGTTCTTCCTGCGGACCAATCCCTACATCCGTTCAGTTGAACCCATCAACGAACTGTCTGCAGCTAATGGCCAGCTTTCTAAGGATCGGATGATCGCTTACGATCGTTCCCCTGACAAGCTGCAGCTGCACTTGCCTAAAACTTTGGAGTTCTTGCCCCCGATTCGCCAGGGCTTGGAATTCTCTGTTTCCGCAATGGCTAAGGTTGGTGGCGTTTCTCTCTACTATCCCAAGTCCGCTATCGTTCTTGAGAAAGCCTGATAAGGGTTAATTTCTTCAGATCATGCTCGTAATTTACAACCCTCAACTTGAAAATCCACCCCGTGATAAGGATGTCTCTTTAGGCTTCTCTTTAATCACGGGGCCTGCGGGATCTACTCAATATGTTGGACTAAAGAGCGGTGTCAATCGTGATATTGATGCTGCTCTTTGGGAAGAGATTAAGAAGCTCCCACTGGTGCCCGAACTCCTAGAGATGGGTGCTCTACGAGTAGAAGAAGACGTGGAGGTACTTTCCGATGCTCCAGTGGCAAATGGTGGACTTTCTACGAAGTCCATCAAGTCGTCTTTGGATTTGGTCAACAAGTGTTTTGACCTTGATCTACTCAGGGAATGGGATCTGGCAGAGAACCGGATTCGCATTAAAAACGCTATCCAAAAACGGATTACAGCAGTCACATCGGGTGAAGGTTAATGGCAGTTACCAGCACAACATTTTTGGCTCGCTTTCCAGAGTTTGACAACCTGGAGGCAGCTGTTGTGACTGCGACCATTACCGAGGCACAGCGTCAGAACGACTCTGATATTTGGGGTGACCAGCACGATGATGCCGTCAATTACATGACGGCTCATCTGTTGGCCTCTCGAACGCAGTCCATCGGACAGCAAATTGGAGTTGCGACCAACGTCAGAACTATTAACTACAGGGGTGCGGCGGGCTACACACTTGCCGACACAACCTATGGAGCCACCTATCTATACCTGAGGGAGGGGCTAGTCAATCTCACCGGGTTTACCTTCTAATGGGCTCTTATGCACCATTTGACAATGCGACTCTGACCTTTCAGGTCTATTCGTCGTATGTCACAGACCCGACGACTGGTAACAGGGTTCAACAAAATCAGCCCCAGACCTATGTCTGTAATGTTCAGCTGAACTCCAAATTTACAGAGAACAAAGAAGGCGTTAACGAGATTGAGACAAGTTGCTCAGGCAAGTTGTTGAATCCTCCGACCTTCAGTTCAAAGATTAAAGCCGGGATGATTGCCGAGGCGGTTATTAACGGCGTGACCGGCAAACTACGGGTAACTGATCTGGGGTCAAATACGTTGACCTACGCCAGAGCAAGCCAATTTCAGAATTTTACTGGACAGTTTGAACAAACCGGTGCAGCAGGTTAATTATGGGTGCCCAAGGAGTACAACCCAGAGACATAGCTAGAAAGTTTCCTCGTGCAGTACAAAAAGCACTTGAAGAGACTGTAAATAAACTAGAGGATCAATTTAAAAAAGAGATTAAATCCTCGACTTGGCAGTGGTATTCACTCGGCGGAGCAAAAAAGACTTTAAGAAAAAACGGCAGAGAAGTAGGCGAACCCAGAGATATTGTTGACTTGGGAAATCTATTTGATTCACAATCAGAACCCCAACAAACAAGTAAATATTCGTTCTTAATTAAGTGGGAAGTTAATTACTCCGCCATTGTCCACGATGGGGGAGCTTTAAAGAACGGCAGACCTTATCCAGCGCGTCCATGGACAAAAACTGCAGAAGATAAGGTGCAGCCTTTGGGATACTTTGCAGATATACTTAGGAGAGAGTTAGATGGCTAGCGTATCCCAGGTTCGCAGTCTTATAGACTCAGTTATAGGGAGCCAACTAGGAAACTATAATCTTCCAGATGGTTCTACATCCCCAGCCCTTTGGGTCCGGGGTTCTCAGCAAGTTCCGAAAGATTGGACAATTTCTGGCACAGAATGTGTTATTGACGAGGTTCCAATTTCCAAGAACATTCCGACATTATCTAAATCCGTTCTTCTTGAAAATGAGTGGGTAATCACTCTAACAAGTTATGACACATCTCAAACATTAGATAATTTTCGGTTGCTACTTTTTCGGTCGTTTCCAGACATTACATCATCGGTACATCAGTCACAAACCGATATTTCGTTTGAGACACTGAAAGTAAACATCCCCGATCCACAGATTTACACGGAGCAAGTCTAAAAATGGCCCAACTTCCAGGTGCAGCTTTTGTCAGGGGCCGGGATCGCATCGTGCGAGTAGTCGATGCCCCGACCCGTCTAGCTGCTAAAACTTTTACTTCAGGCAGCCACACGGCAACGTATGAAAGCCCAGACGGCGTAACCATGCTCGGCCTAAAAGGCCTGATCACGGCTGATTACACCCCTGTAACTAATAACCAAGAGTTTTTCCTGCTTGGAGACGAGGGTTATCGGGATTCTGTGGGAACTTCACTTGCCGGTGATCTTGCTTGCACGGCATATTTCACGTTGGACACCGTACCGGCTACCGGTGCTGTTGCATCAGTCCCTGCAGCCGACCCTGCTCTGGCCTTGATCTTGGCCGCGGAGCACAATCTTAATAAAGAAGTTTACGTCGAGGTTCTCACCTTTATGGGAGAAGACACCGGGCCTAAATTTGATTATCACGTACGTGGTTTTTGTGCAGGTGTGAGCGATATTAGTGAATCGACACCTGCTGATGGTTTGTTGGAACTGAGCTGGACTTTCTCTAGCCGTGGTCAAATCTATAGCGGTATGTTGGAGCAAGCCACCTCCAAGATTGACATCTACGGCTGATGAAGTTTGATCTGCTCTTATCTAAGGACGCACGTTCTTATTTTGTTAATTGCAGATCACACAAAGAGCTACTAGAGGTTGGGGCGGTTTACATCGCCCCCTCTACGCCCTCGCCTTTAGAACTTGTGACGGAAGATGGTGCTAGTTTATTAGTAGAAATTTCTGAAAAAGGCGCGAATCAACCCTTTGAGGTTGTGGCTGCTGATACCTCGTTTTACATCATCAGATGAGTAAGTATTCAAAAGTATTTTTTGGCCAGAAAAAGTATTACGACATTCCACCCTTTCGCTTTCCGATCTATAAGGACTTAGTTGCCGGGGAGATCGAAGGTATTGAGGAGGTCGGAAGACAGCAAGCAGCTAATACATACAAGCTGCTAAAGATCGCACGCGATCTTTCACTAAAACGGGATATTCCTGTTCAGGAAGCTCTAGACATTTTAGGAAACGCCGACGAGAATCAAGATGTCCTATTCGATTATGTGGATGAGCTTGCTGCAATTCAGAGCAGCGGTCAATCCGCCAGCGAACAAAAAATCCAAACGGTAACGCTGTTAATGCGTTATCGAGCTGAATACAAAGAAAAAGGCAAGTGGGCGAAAACTTCTGATTGGGAAGAGACCGACACCAAAGAGATGCCCAGCAAATTGCTGGATGAAATCTATTCATTTGTCGAATGGGAGCGTAATGGTTGGCCTGAGGGTGAAGAGGAGGAAGACGAGGGAAACTAACCCTTGAGGTCGTCAACACCAGAATTGCGACATTGCGCGAATATTTGGCGACCTCAGAAGTTGATTTACTGATGGCTTACACGGAGTTCAAAGCAACTCCTATAGGACAGAACATCGATAAAGCTGAATTTCTAGAGATGCCTATGCAGTGCATCTTTGAAGTCATCCGGCTTGGTGGTGAGCGTGATAAACGCTTAGCGAATACCTATTCGATGACTACAGCCAGGCTGACTTCGATTGTGGTGGCAATTGCTCAGAGTTTCGGTGGTGGTAAAAACAAAGCCAAGCAAATCCCTTTAACAGAGTATTTGCCGTTCGATCTTAATCCTGAACATAGTGCTTCTAGAATGGAGACCCAGCAGGTAATTAAAAAGCTAATACAACTGAAAAAATTGCCTGTGCATGTGATTGCAGCTTTGAATAAAGTTATTACCACATGACGATAAAATTAATCTAAGGCGTGGTGTATCCGTGGCAAGTCAAGGTCAATATACATATACAATCAACGTCAAAGGCGCTGCTCAGGCTATTAAGGAGCAGACAAAATTTGCGAAGGAAGTTGAAAAATCTACTAAGGCTACCGAGGATCAGCTTAAGAAAAGAGAGACAGGAAACGCCAGACTGGCAGTCGCGGTAAATAAAACAAGAAAGGAATTTAATAAATCTGTAACAGCTGCAAGCAAGTTTAAAGATCAAACGGTACAGGGCGCTAAAGAAGCTGCTGCCAAGGTTGAACATCTAAATAAAAAACTTACTCGAACTACTGAGGCCTTACGAAAAGGCAAAAAAGAAGCCAAAGATTTTGCTAGAGAGTTCACAAGATTAAAAACGCTACAAGCTCCCGGCCTTCCACAAATAACAGGCCCGGGTCGAGCCCCCAGCATCCCTGCACCAAGGCAGGCCTCCTTTATGGGGAAGGTCCGGGGTGCGGTCGGAACACCGTTTGCAGGTGTTCGGGGTGCAATGGGACCAGGGGGCGGTTTGGGGCCTCTTGCCACGACCCTGGGGGCTGGCGCAGCACTTTCAGGATCAGTTGGTGCCTCTGTAGATCTGGAGCAGCAACAGCTAAAACTGTCGGTTCTATCTAGGGAGTATGGGGAATATTCAAAAATTCTAAAACTCATTGAGAGTAACCAACTTCAATTCAATAAATCACAAAGAGACGCAACTCAAGAATTCGCAAACGTATATGCTCGACTGCGTCCACTTGGATTTGAACTAAGCAAAATCCAGACGGTTTATAAAGGATTTAATGCGGTTGCTCTGGCTAGTGGCGCTTCTGCGAATGAGAGCAGAGTTGCCTTCCAACAGCTCGCGCAAGCGCTCGGAAGTGGTCGTCTCCAAGGTGATGAATTTAGATCAATTGCGGAGCAGATACCCGGTATTTTGGTGCCTGTTGCCAAAGAAATGGGTGTCACAGTTGGAGAGCTGAAAAAGCTAGGTTCCGAAGGCAAGATTACATCTGAGGTTTTGGTTGGAGCACTCTCTAGAGGCTTTGACGCAAACAGCGAGAAGATCAAAGAACTTATAGCACTTTCACCATCTCAAACTTTTCAGTCACTGCGCAATTCAATTGACGATGCTGCTATATCTATTGGCGATGCGTTACTACCAGTCGTTGAACCCCTTGTTAAGCTTTTAACTAATCTATTAAATACTCTTAACGATCTACCAAAGCCGTTAAAAACGTTTGGTGCGGTAGCTGCGTCGGCAGGACTTGGTGTTGCAGCTCTTGCAGGAGCGGTGAAGCTTCTAGGTTTTGCAAGTGCGGCGGCGTTAATACCAATTGCGATTCTTGCTGCCAAGATTGCACTTATTGCTGCTCCGTTTGTACTGCTTGCTGCGTCAATACAAGACGCAACCAGAAAGAAGCAGGAATTTGATGATGCGCTGAATACCGAGGATGTAACTGAGGTTGATGAGCAAGTTAAAAAGCTACAGGAAACTACTGTTAAGTATGAAAAGGCCCTAAGCAATGCCAAAAAGGCTGCATTCTATGTAGGTCAAGAGGCTGAAATTAAGGAATTCCAGCGAAAGATTAATGAGCTTAAGGGAAAGATAGATGAACTTACAAAGCGTCGGAAGCTGATTATTGATGTAATTATTCCGAACAGCACGATCGGAGGTATTGAGTACGAGACTGACGGTAAGAGTCGTCTGACCCCGGTCAACCCGCCTGAAACCGTCTCAGACAGGCGTGAAAGGGAGGAAAAGGAAGCAAATGAGGCCCGTGAAGAAGCAGCCAAGAAAGCAGCCAAGGATGCACCACGCATTGCAAAAATTTACTCTGACGCCAGGCTGCGCAATGAGCAGCTACTTGCTAGACAAACGCTGGCGCTGGTCAGACAGCGTTTTCAGATTGAGTCAAAGCTTCTTACCGAAAGGCATCGATTAGCAGAGTCATTATTGACAGGTGAAGCCAGAACACAGCTCGGAATAATTAACAGCTTTGTCGAAGCCAACAGGGCTATTGATGCACAAGTAGAACAGCTCGATGCAAATATCACGGCTGCGGAGAACCGCCTAAGAGCGGCTCAAGCACGCCTAGATGCAGCAAGTGACCCGGTTGATCGTGCAAGAGCACAGACAGGGGTTACAAGGGCACAAACAGGCTTGACTGGAGCCCAGGATCAACGTGAGCAGTTTGCAGGAGAAACCCTCGAAATGCGCAACAACGCGCTAGGGATGATGGTTGCTCAAACAACGGCAGGCTTCAGAGAACGTGCAGCCGGGGCGAAGCTTGAAGCGCAGGCGTTAAGAGAACGCAATCGATTAATGCTTGAAGGATTTAGTCCTGAGCAGATCGAACGATTAATGGCAGTAAATGAAATTGATCGTGTGCGTACTGTGAATGTTGCTCAACTTAATGAAGGTCTTATTTCAGGCAAGCTAAACCAAGATATGTATAATATCGCGGTCGCAGATCTAGACGAGGCAGCGCAAGCTGCAACCACATCAATTAATGAGCTGTCTGAGGCTCAAGCGGCCAACAATAGTAAATTAGCCGGATATGTCTCAAGCAATTTACAGTATCTGGGTGATATTGAAGGCCGCATGGTTGATATGGCTGGAATGGTTGAATCCAGTCTGGGCAATGCAATTAATGATGTGGTATCAGGCACCGCCACGATTGGCGAAGCATTTCAGAATTTCTTTGCAGATATTGGAAAGAGTTTCTTGAAGTTGGCAACTCAGATGATTGCAAAACTAATACTGATCTCAGTAATTTCAGCTGCGACGGGAATGCCTGCGGGAGCCCTTATGAGCGGCGGAGGGGGAGGCGGTGCTGGTGGCGGAGGGCTTCTGGGATTCCTCTCAGGCCTTTTTGGCGGTGGAGAAAAGAAAATGGCAAAGGGAGGCATTGTTACTCGACCTACCAGAGCGCTAATTGGTGAAGGTGGTATGAATGAAGCTGTCGTCCCACTTCCAGATGGCAAGTCCATACCGATCGATATGGGTAAGAAATCTGCGGGAAGTAATGTAAATACAAATATCACCGTTAATGTGGATCAAGGTGGAAATGCTTCCACCGATACTGAAGGTGATAACGCAAACAAATTAGGCCTAGCCATCGACTCAGCTGTTAAGCGAGTCATCATGGATGAGCGCCGTTCGGGAGGACTTCTTTACAATGGCCGACGTTAATTTGACTTTGGACCTACTTCGTGAGGTTCAAGAAACCACCAACCATCGCACAAAAAGATTTGGATTTGGTGATGGTTATGAGCAGATAGCAGCCGATGGCGCAAACACTCGTATTACCGAGTACAGCGTTACTACAAGACCTTTATCAACGGCTGATTCATTAACACTGCGTACAAATCTGGATCGTGTCATTAAGGGCGATTATTTTGTTGCCACACTGACCCCGTTTAGTTCTGAATCCCGTAGATACAGGATCAAAGATGGGGGATACCAAAGAAAACTTTTAACTGTAAGCGATACATTCAGAGAGACTTTGCAGTTCACACTTCAGGAGGCTTTTTGATCTAATGGGACGTAGAAACGTTGTTAGGTTGAGTTCTCTTAGTGTCAATGTGGCTGGTTATGGCGCAGTAGCCGAGGCCCTTGACCAATTTAAAGATGCAGAGGAGGACTTTTACAAAGCAAGAAGAGACCAGCTCAATAGGTATCCAGGTATTTCAACTACAGATGGTGCAGTAGAAAGAGAATACGACAGGTTGTACGGCAATGATCCATGGAACTACACCTCTAGGGGCGGTTCATCGTCGAACGAACGTACAGAAACCGACGCATCTACAACTGCGGCTGGCCTTGATGCAGATCTGGTTTACGTCAAAATTCCGTTCAGTAACAAAGACGGAATCTTGGAAGGTATTACGGGAACAGTCGTACCGCACGATAATAGTCAGGAGCATTATTTGCTTTATGATCCCGGCGTTGGAGTGCTTAAGCTTGATCTAACTTTTGAGAATACTTCTTTATTTCAAGCAGGCTCAACCGGCTCGTTTGAAATTAATGATGCAGAATATGAAAGTTTTAGAACTGGTTTTGGCGAGGTGCCAACTTTTTACAATGCCAATAGTAATTACACGGGCAAGCAACTTCACATGTTTAGCAAGTTAGGCCCCATATATGATTCGATAGTCGGTCCAAAATACAACGCTTATGTATCCGCTAAAAATACTTACGACAATAACAATGGGACTGTAGCTTCTACGGCCATAATTAGAAATTCATTTGATTTTGCGTGGAACAACGTTCAAGGAACGGCTGGAGGGTACAACAGGCCAACTGACCTTGACAGCAAACTCAGAAAGGAAGCAATGGGGTTTAACTGATGGCACTTAAGCAAGATGCACTTTTGAGTCTTTTTATAATCGACTCAAACAACGCTCAATTCACACCATCTTTTGCTAGAAGGCATTTTGTATCGCCAGAACAGACAGGCGGTGAGAGTGTTACCTATGTCAACGAGGCCGGTAATGAAAACATTAGATATTCGACTCATCCCATCCAATTTGGTGGCATTGAGATATCAGGCAGTAACAAGCTGCCAAATCCGAAGTTGACTGTTTCTAATGTTGATGGTGTATTTACTAGATTGTCCAAAGACTACGATGATTTAATCGGTTTTAGACTTATACGAATAAGAACTTTTGCAAAGTTTGTTGATAAATTCGGCAATGGTACAACGCAAAGTAGTTATGACAAAGACGCGCACTTTACCCCCGATTACTGGTACTTCTCTAGAAAAACCAACGAGAACAGTTTAAGTATCAATTATGAGTTGACCTCTATTTTTGATGTGGAGGGTATGAGCTTACCGAGGCGCAGAATGTTTAGTAATTTTTGCCCTTTTGAATATAGGGGGCCGGAATGCACATACCCGGGAGCAAATGTTGCACACGCAGGCTTGCCTGATGGATGTCCAAAGACTCTTCAGGGATGTCGCGAAAGGTTTGGAAGAAATGCGGATCTCAGGTATGGAGGGTTCCCTACGGTTCAAGGTTAATGAGTAAAAGACTTCACAAAGCAATAGCAAAACAGTCTCTTAAAGCGGCTCCTCTGGAGGCTTGTGGCTGCGTTGTGGATGGTAAAGCAATTCCCTGCGCCAACATGGCGGAAGATCCTAAGGAGTGTTTCATGATGGATGCGGATACATGGCTTAAATACAGACCAGAAACCATTTATCATTCGCACCCCAAAGGTAAGAATGGATTTAGCGAACACGACTTGAACGTAGCTGCGAATATGGAGTTAACGTCATACGTTTATGTGATTGAATCCGACCGTCTTGAAAAATGGTCATCATCACAAGGCTTAGAAATTTTTGAGAGGATCCTTGGATCATGATGGATATCAGACTTGAGGGAGTCCTTGCAAAGCGATTTGGCGGTCATTATCAACTGAATGTTAAAAATGTGAACGAAGCAATTCGTTCTTTGTGCCAATTAGTGCCAGGCTTTCGAGAGTTCATGACCTCGGCACATGAGCATGGAATATATTTTCAAATCAAGCGAAATAATTCGACAGCCACTTCTTACGACGAGATGGCGCTCGGTTGCAGTGAATTTGTCTTGGTCCCCGTAATCACGGGTGCATTGTTTGGCGGAAAAGGTTTTTCCTTTGGACTTATTGCAGTCGGTGTTCTGCTGCTGGCTTTGGCGTTGCCCGGTGTGGGTCTTATGTCGTTCGGTGGGGTAGGAACAATCTCAGCCGGTTTCCAATCAGCAATGATTGTTTTGGGTGCCGGGTTGATATTTACAGGAATATCAGGATTGATGGCACCGGGTGTCCCTGAGGAAGGCAAGCAGGAAGGGAGCGAGGCCGACGATGCTGTTTTTGGAGGAGGGGCCAAAACTAGCACTGCAGGCACGCCTATTCCTTTGTTGTATGGGACGCATTTGGCAAATAATATGCCTATTGTTTCTTCCTACATTCAAGAGGAAGAGGGGTATTTACTGGCGATTATTTCCGAGGGACCTATTGAAGGTTTTCCAAACGGATCTAGTGAAGATATTTATTTTAATGGCCTTAGAGCAAGCAGCACAGCGATTGACAATATTCAGGTGACAGACGGCACTCAAGACGCTGTTCGCATTACTGGTGTTAAATCTGCAGGTTTTCACCTAGGCATTGGATCGACTTTACAAACTCCAGGTGATAATGATCCGAATCCACAGGTGATTCGCAGCTTTGCTCAAACCTCAGCCGATGAATTGAAAATCCGTTTAACACGCGGGCCCTGTTATCAAGTACGCACCCGAAGTCCAAAGGACGGCGGTAGCACCGACAGTAAGTACAGAGATTACGATGAAAGGCCGCATGACGACGATCGATATGACGACAGACCTAAGGATGCAGATGGAAATTACCCAATTCAGCCCCTTCAGTATGTTTTACGAGTCTTCGATGGAGACGGTGACGCAATTACCGATAGTGAAGGAAATGATTCATTTGACGTTATAGAAAGGAAGCTTAAAGCAAGAAAGTTACAAATTAGAACCTACAACATCACTAATAAACCTGTACCGATATCTATTCAATTAACCAGGCTTGACAAAAGTGCCGCTCCCGACGCGGATACATTTACTGGTGGGGCCAATCAATATAATTTTCAGTGGGCTAAAGGAGACGTGCAGCTGGTTTCCGCGGACGTTACTTGGGCTGAAAAACTTATTTATCCAGGGACATCTTTAGTCGGCGTCAGATTTGAAGCTTCAGAGTTTAATCAAATGCCTTCACTTCAGGTTCTAATGAAGGGGTTAAAGGTTCCTGTTTTAAGTAGTAGTTTAAGAGTCAGCTACGCTCACAGCGATAATCCTGTTTATGTGTTGCTTGATCTATTAACCAACCCCAGGTATGGACTTGGTCGTTCAGATTATACAACTACGCATCCTACTACACCAGTAGATAGATCAACTCCAGGCATAAGTATGAACGACATCGACTTGGCTTCGTTCTATACAGCAGCGCAATATTGTGACGAAAGGGTCAACGGTAAAAAACGTTTTACCTTTAACGCATATATCAACAGCAAAGCAGACGCCCTAGATCTTGTGCGTAGCGTTGCTTCTTCTTTCCACGGTTCTTTAGTTTACGCTGGAGGCTATGTAACCCTTGTTTTAGATAGAAAGGTCTTACACGCGCAGCGTAGCATCCACCGCTTATTCAGGTTGTATTCAGAGGCGAATGTAATTCAAGAGGTTGGAGGTAACGGACAAGTAACCGCCCCCTGTTTTTCTTATGAGGGCACTGGCAGACAAGCCCGAACGTCAGTGGTTGAGGTTAGTTGGGTCAACCCTTCCGAGTTCTATAAGGAGAATAAAGAGGTTGTAGAGGACTCCGACGCTATCCAACGCTATGGGTACAACCACAAGTCACTCAGAGCAATGGGCTGTACGGATAGAGAACAGGCTCGAAGGTTGGGTCGTTATGTCTTGGGTAGCAATATTTTAAATACGGAAACAGTTTCTTTTAAAGTCGCAACTGAGGGAGCGATGCTACTTCCTGGCGATATTGTTGTTATTGCTGATCCCCTTAAGACTCAAATTAGTTCTGGCGGCAGGATCGTAAGTGCAAATAGTACACGGTTAACTGTTGATCGAGATCTGGGTAGTCACGACCTGACAAAGGATTGGTATGTCTATACATACGGGGATACTGGAATTGCACAACGAAACAAAGTAAGCACAATTTCAAATAGAGATATCACCATCGAAAACTCTTTCACCAGTACACCGTCTAGTGCCCAGATGTTTATTCTTGTCGATGAAGATGACGAAAATACATTTAGAAGGTACAGAGTACAATCCGTAAAAGAATCTGGTGATGGCACTTTCTCTGTCGTTGCGATTTTGTATGTTGAAAGAAAGTTTGATTTTATTGAAGACGGCGAGCTTTTTGATTCAAATTCTGGAATTGGCTACGGGTCATCTACAACTGTAAGAGCAACAAATTCCAGGGTGAAACGAAGTAGTATTCAATTTACAATTAATAACGCTACTACTTAAATCAATGCTTGTTGAAGTTAACTGGGATGCAAATCAAATACTTCCATACGCAGCATTAGATTCTGTTGTGTTTGGGAAATTGTTTTCTCAACCTATCGATGACACTACTATCGAAGGTTACAGAGTAGAGCAATTCGATTTTGATAATGATGATTATTTAGCGCTTCCAAATACAAGCAGACGTTTTGCAGAATTTGATCCCAAGGATAACGTAGCCGTTAAAGTGAGAATACGGATAGTCAAAACAGACGGTACAGTTTTACCAGCAGTCGTTTCCAAAACATATTTGGTTCGGGGGTTTGTTTATGACCTCAGAAAAACCGGCAGCACACTTATGTTCTCATTCCTCTAATGGCACTTTACGGACGCGATGCACAGGGCAACGATGCTTATATTCGAGCCACTGGTGCTGGCACCACTGCTGATGGTTACCTGACCTTCCATGACTCGTTTTCGAGTGAAATCAAGTTTGCCAAAGCGGAAGCAACCAACAGTGTCACAACGCTTGACGTTGTTACTGGTGTAACCAACAAAAAGATTCGAGTTCTTAGTTTTGTTGTTAGCTGCACCACTGCTAATGCAACTCTGCAGTTTCAAGATGCTTCTGCACCTGTCCAAGTTTCTTCGACGCTGTATTTGGCTGCTGACAGCGTAGTAACAGCGTCCAGTGAGCTTGGGTTATTTGAGACCGAAGCCGGTGAGACATTGAAACTTGCTCGAACATCTTCTGCTGCTGCACCCTATTCAGTCATGGTTTCCTATAGAGAGGTCTAAGTATGACTCGCATTAAAGGAAAATTATTTAACGACGGTCGAGATGGGATCTTAGCTGTCAAACCTAGTCAGCCCTTTTTCGGAGTTGCCAGAGACGAACGCTTTTACCAAGTTTCACAAGGTTCAATTGATATTGAATTACTACCGACTCCTCCAGGGGTGATGTATTTTGTCGGGTATAAAGAGCAGGGTGATACTCGCCAGACGCCTTATACCTTGAAATGGAGAGTTCCCGATACTGATATCTTTGACGTGACTTCAGGAGCCGAAACGAAGGATTCCCAGCAAGCTCCAAGTAGCTCAGCGAGTGTTTACGAAAGGGTTCAACTAAAAGCAGTGGCCAGCGAACTTGAAGAGGCCATCGAATCAAATACAAATCTGACAGTTAGCTTAGATGAGGCAAATAACAGAATTGAAGAACTGACAGCTGATCTTGTCACCTTGAGGCAGTCATCTGATCATGCCATGAGCACTAGAGATCAACAAATTTCTCAACTAGCTGAACAGCAGACCCCGAAAGTCAGAACTGTCTATCGAGATGTTCCAGTCCCCCCTGCAGCACTGCACGAACGCATAAAAACACTTGAGCGAGAGAATAAGCGTCTGACAGATCTGAATGCTGAATACTATAAATCAGTTGTTAAGCAGTATCAGTTACAGTTAGATAAGGCGCGTGAAACTCCGCAGGGGAACTTTGTCTCTACCGATAACTCTCCTCAACAACGTCTTTTGGGTAAGCTATTTGGAAGGTAAACAATGGCCCTAGATAATATCGCCGTCACAGTTCGCGAGGGTGATAGCTTCGATGAATTGCACCTAGTTATCGAAAAGCCGTGGGGGACTCCTCACGACATTTCAAATTCTGTGTTGGTTGCTGATATTAGGCGATTTTTTAATGACAGCCAAACACCGGCCCATGAGGTTGGCAGCTTTGGAATTGTTGAACTAGATCCTACCAAAGGCAAGATTGCTTTAAAACTATCAAGCCGCCAAACAGAATCCCTAGGGCGGAATACTCCCTTAGGCTATGACGAACGAAACAGGCCAGCTTCTGGTTTAGCTGTTGGCATTGATTCGACCGATGAATCACAAGGATCTTATCTTTGGGATCTGCGCGAATACTTCTCAGTTGATCAAGCAACCATCACAAGTATTTCCTCAGGAAGTACATTTACTGCAGGTGGTGTTACTGCCAACAAAATAAGGATTACCACATCCGCCCCGCACGAACTTACTTCTGAGGATCAGATTATTCTGAGTAGTACAGGTCAAACAGTATATGATGGGGTTAATTTCAATGCTAATAAACTAAGTATTATTAGTAGTCAAGTTTTTGAGATTGATCCTACGACTGCAGGTGCTCCTGCATTTTCTGTAGAGGCCACTCAAGGCACAGTCAAAGTCTATAAAGAAGACACATTGGCTATCGGGACACTTGAGTGTATCCCAAGAATTTCACGAGATTCCACCAGCTAAAGTTTTATTATGGCGACCGTATCTGAAGGTGTAAGCACTATAACAGTCGGCAAGACTACGCCGATTCCGGCTGGTCAGGCTACAAGTGCCCAGTCACTCCCAGTTGTAGTTGCATCGGATCAATCTCCGATCCCAATTCTTGATAATCTATCTGCACCGTCTCAAGTCAGGGATGACTTGCTTGGAATCCCAAGAACGCAAGTCCCGCTTGCGATATTTGATGACACTAATTTGGTGGACATCTCGCAGAATGTGTGGGCCACTAATGAACAAGTAACTGGTGGAGTACGAGTTACTCAAGTAAATCATATTTTGCAGCAATCGGCTGCTGAGGTGCTTCTAACTCCGGGTGCCTCGAATGGCAATATTGCTCGTCTAATTACTAAGCAAAGCTTTCCTTATCAAACAGGTCGAATTACCTCCGCTTCGTTTGGTGTGGCTCTTAGCCGGGACTCAAACGCCACGCAAGAGTTTGGCATGTTTGATACCAGTGACGGGTACTTTGTACGAGTCACCGGCGATGAGTTGTTTTTTGTTCGACGTACATCTAGTGGTGAGCGCCCTCAAGACCACCTAAAGGGTTACACCCAACAAGGCTCTGACCCAGTCACCTTTACTGTTGATGCTGCTGTGATGACAGCACAACCAAGCCGTACAGATAGCGGAACGATTTATAAATTAGTTTCTTCCTCTCCGACAATTATGGAAGAGATTGTTCCGCGCTCTCGCTGGAATGGTGACACCATGGTTGGTGAGAATGGAGCCGCGCTAATTGGGGCAGTAGATAGTAATTCAGTGCATCAACTTTCGCTCACTAACTTATGTATGAGCAGGGTTGAATTTGGTTGGTATGGTGGCACTGGAGCACGCCTATTGTTCTATGTACCCGTCGATGCAAATTTACCTTCTGGTGAAGTAGTTAAGACTGCAAGGTGGGTTATCGCGCATAATTTAAATTGTAGTGACAGAATAAGTTATCCCTCGCTTGGCAATCCTACTTTGCCGATGCAGTTCCGGGCAGAGAAGACCGGTTCATTAAATGCTAATGCTTATATCAGGAAATACGGCGCCCAAGTTACGATCGATGGTGGTGATTTTTCTAAGCTTGATATTTACTCAGAGGACGGCGCAAAAGTTACTGGAGTAGGTACTTCCACATTCAAGCCCTTGCTGGCTATCAGAATCAAAGAGCTTATTACCAATAATCAAGGCGAATCTAAGCGCAACCTAATGCGTGTTTTCCCGTTGATGCTGTCAATGGTCAGCTCGCACAGAGCACAGTTCATCTTGGTCAAAAACCCGACCACAATGACCGATTCAGGCACCGCAGCCGTCACCACGTTTGCTAGCACCGGAACCCTGTCTGCTATCGAACAAAACAACCCAGACAGCAGCTCAAACGCAATCAGCGCCTTTACTGGCGGGGAACAGCTCGCGAGCTTTTTCACGGGGGATGCAGACGCCACCACCGAGAGCTTGACAGACATTTTTAGCTTTGCCCGTCAATACCTCACGCGGGAATCAACTGCCGCCTCCGGTCTTGCGGGTGATGTGTTGGTGATCGCGGCACGTTCGCTGGATAACTCATCCAACACCGTCAAAGCAGCCATCACTTGGGGACAACGCTAAATGACTACGGCCTATCAACTACCCGAAGATGTCGGGCAAAACTCCGTCACAGCAAACGGGGAGGAGGTTCAGGCCGCCGGTTCATTTCCCGCTGGACAAAAGCAGGCCTCAGAAAGTATCCCCACGGTTCTTCCACGGAAGGGTTTTACCCTCCCCACGATTGATAATTATCGTTCCACGACTGAAATTGATCGGGATCTTTTAGGCTTCCCTCGTGTTACGAGAGGCTTTGACTTTCTTACACAAAACGACGCTTACGACCTAAACAGTGATAATTGGATTTACGATGTTACAGGTTTAAACGAGCGTCCTGAGATAGACAGCACCCAGTCCGCTCGGTGGACACAACTATCAGAAGCGACTGCTATTTACTCGCCTTCACCAAACGGTGAAGTTCGATACAACTCATCCGCATCCTCTGCCCAGCTGTTTTTAAACAGTAACGACGGTGGTTTTCAACGTGCGCGTATTTGTACCAAAAAGCGTTACCGTTATCAGCCCGGTCGGATTGTCCGTGTCAGTTTAGCCGTCAAACTAAGCGTTGATTCCACCCCTGTAAGCGTCACTCGTCTTTGGGGTGTTGGTGATACTTCAGACGGATTTTTTGTTCAGTGCAAAGGTGACGGTGTAGGTGACCGGCTTAGCATTCTCTATAGAAACAGTGCGGGCAATGGGCTGAAGTTTGAGAAAACAGTACCTCGGTCGGAGTGGACCGGCGACAAGTTGGATGGCACGGGTAAATCTAAGGCTAATTTAGATTTATCTAAGACGCATATGTGGCTCTGTGAATGGGGCTGGTATGGTGCATCTGATGTCAGGTTTTATTGTTTTTTAGTCGATGAAGATGAAGATCTTCCGACTTCTATTACTCAAATACCTCGTGCCCGTTGGATCCTCGCGCATGAACTTGTTCTAGCGGATACGGCTAAAAGAAACGACCTCAGCGAATCGGATGGGGCCGGGGGGACCCGCTCGTTTGATGTTCCGTCACTACGCAGCCCCAGCTTGCCAATATGGATCGAAATTAATAACACAGGTAACCTCGCACGCTCAGAATTTATTGAGCGTTACGGTGCCAGCATTCTTGTTGATGGTGGTACAGCAGATAAAGCAAAAATAACCACGGTTGACGCCGGCTTCGATACTGCCGTTAATCCTGTTTTGGGTGGTAGGTACAACGGCGCTGGTGTCTCCGTTATGACGCTTCGAGCCAGACAGAAACTGCTAAACAATGATGGCTTGCTAGTAGATAACTTACTTGTCACGAATCCCCTAGTTTTAAATGTAGGATCCTCAGATCTGATTGAGCTTGAGATCTTTAAAGATCCTGTGATGGTTGAGCCTGATGAAATAGGACACCTCAACGGTTCTTTAAGTCACAGGACCGGAGATTATGTATCTCCGTTTAACCTTGTGCCACAATTAATTACAAGCTTTGACGGGACACAAACAGAGTTTGCGATTACACAAGAAGACCCAACAAATGAAAGATTGACTGTTAATACACAATATGCTTCTGGTGATTTGCTTACTTTGGATGTAAGTTTTAATGACTACAGGATTGTTAAATCAGGTACTTGTTTAGGTAAATTTATCGTTGACAGCCAGGGTGAAAGTTTAGACCTGAAAGAGATCTTCGGGTCAGATCGTGAGAATATTTCGGCTGAGTACGATGCACCTCCAGAGTTCCCAATTAAGTCTGACTCGATCAGTGTTAAATCCTTTAATACTTCTACCGGTGTAATTACTGTTAATCAGGCGTTTCCTATTCGCCTTTATCAAGGGCAAAGAATTTCAAAGGGTCTAGTAAGTTACTATGTTCACTCCCTCGAAAGTTCCAGGTCGTTTACTATTAAAGCGGCTAAAGTAGATACAACGCCTGTACTGTCAGGTGTTTCTGCGGGTGACACCCTCGTCGCTCATTATGAACTGGACTTGACCACTAATGTAGCTTCTGTTTTAAAGCCTATTTACAGGACAGAGTTGGTATTTGTCGCTAAACCCTTTAACGCCTCATATTCCAACTTTGATAAAACTCAAGAGTACAACGCCCAGTGGATGCGGCTTGTGAATACGACAAGTTCTGACGCTTATGCAGTTCAGACTGCACCAAATGTGAATCTTTATCTAACTAACGGGGTTGTCTAATGTCGGTAACCGGCTCAAGTCTTGTTAATACGTCGTCAAATGGTCAGCCTACGAATAATGAGGATCGCCCATTTTCATTTGCCCTCGGCACGCAAATTTTTCTAAACCCCACTGATGACCCGACCGACGCAGTTATTTCTTTTAAAGCAAACGCTGACTTGTTAGCCGGCTCACTTGCTTCTGGAGCTTCAAATCTGGCGGTTGGTTTAGCGGTTGATTCTCAACTTAATTCTTTATCTGGCTGGGGTGAATCATTTATCAGCACTGCTAGTTCTAATATATTTGCCGTGGGATTTGGCCGTATGTCTACGGCGGCAAATAAAGTCGGTGTAAATGTAGCAGGAACGCAAGTTACAACTATCGGCAAAACACAGGAAGTCACTTCTATTAGCCTGGCAGATAACGCACTTTCAGTTTCTGGTCACCCTTTTAATACTGGTGATCGCGTTGTTGTTAAGAGTACAGCAACTGTGCCAGGGGGTCTGTCCGCTGCGGTTAGTTATTACGTTATCGTTGCCACAGCCGACACAATTAAATTAGCTAGTTCCCGCGTAAATGCACTTGGCGGAAGTGACATTGATATTCAATCTTCCGGTTCGGGTACAATTACTGTAGAAAGTGATGAGATTTTTACGCTCACTCGCGCCGGTAGTTCAGGCAGTGTGACGCTTCAAAAAGACGGCGTTACCATCGCGACTTTTACCAATACAAACTCGGCCAGCCCGCTGCGTCTTTTTTATTGGTGTCGTGAGCAGTCGGCCTCTAATTCGTCCCCAATTGTGAAAGAAATCAAGGTAAGAGGAGCTATCTGATGGTTGCCACAAGGAATATCACAGATCTGAATAGTCTGACCGTACCAGCAGCGGATGACATTCTGCTGATTGTCGATCGACTGTCTGCAACCAGCACGGAAGCTAAACAGATCACATGGTCAGCCCTGACCGAGGCTATTCAAGATATAGTCGGGGCGATGTCTACGGACACTACCTCACTAAATTTCACTTATGACGATGCAAATGGGCTGCTAACTGCATCTGTTAATAACAATACTTCCGTCCAAAAGTCCATTTTTCACGATGGCACAACCAGTAGCACCCGCCAAGAGGGCCGGTTTGTAGATGGAATCGGAGTCAATGTTGAAGTAGCTGATGATTCAACTAACGACCGTGCAAATATTACGGTCTCAAACACTGGTGTTGTTAATGCTGCTAACAACACTGTTAGTGGTACGTCATTTAACCTGTTATCCAGTGTCAATGTCGAATCGAATGGCAGCAAGACACTTGAGATCCGCCCGATCAAGCTCGGTTCTAACAAGATTTCTGCAGTATTCAGTGACTCAAACCAGTCGCTGACGCTGGATGTTGATGCAGGAAATATTAATTTAAACGATCTTAATTCTTCTACACCTCTGGGTGTAAGCATTGGTGGAACAGGGGCTTCGACGGCAGGAAATGCTCGTACTAATCTAGGCGCGGCAAAATCCGGTGCGAACTCGGACATCAGCGCCTTGAGTGGCCTGACCACTGCTCTATCTATCACCCAAGGCGGTACTGGAGCCACGACCAGCAGTGCAGCACTTGCCAACTTGGTTGGTTTGAACAGCGTTGTTCACGTTGGCTCTTCCGGCCAAAGCCTCGTTCACAGCACTCAAACTTTGGTGTCCGGTGCCTACCGAGCGGAGTTGCGAGGTATCAAGCCAGCAACGGGCAACCAGATTACGGTTTCGCTCGATGGGTCGGACGTGGCCGTGGGCGTGAATGCCAACAACGTGCTGGATGCAGTCACAGGAGCACGCAATATCAACGGGGCGAGAATCACTGGTGCTGCTGAACCAATTAACTCCAGTGATCTGGCCACCCGTGGTTTTGTCGAAAGTGTCGCCCAGGGCCTGGATGTTAAAGAAGCTGTAAAAGTTGCAACTGTTGGCGGATTGGCCGGCACCTATGCAACTAGCGGTCAAACTTTGACGGCTAACAGCAACGGAGCTATCCAGGTAGACGGGGTCACCCTGAGTTCTGCTGATCGTGTGCTTTTACGGGCACAGGCTGACAGCACCCAAAACGGAATTTATACAGTCACTACCGTTGGTGACGGCTCTAACCCATTCGTCCTGACCAGAGCCCTGGACTCCAACACCAGCAGTGAGGTTGGCGCTGGCGCGTTTATGTTCGTTGAGCAGGGCACCGCCAACTCAGGTAAAAGTTTTATTCAATCTGTCTCAGGGCCAACCCTGGACACTGACGCGTTGGTATTCAGCGTCTTTGGTGATTCCACCATTGCTGCTGACTCCATAGACAACGCCAAGCTCGCCAACATGGCGCAGGCGACTGTCAAAGGCCGGGCATCGGGGACCAGCACAGGCGATCCGGTTGATCTGACTCCAGATCAGTTGATTGCAATCATCAATGCTGCAACGTCAGCACTCAACGCTGCACGTTTGCCGTCTACTGCTGACACAAATGCTCGTATTGCTGTTGAAAAGAACGGCAGCTCTATTGGTACTCGCCGCACTATCAATTTCATTGAAGGAACCAACGTCAATCTGACAATTACAGATGACGCGAGCGGCGAAGAGGTTGATGTGACTATCAACTCGACTGCCTCTGGCGGTGGTGGCGCAAGTTTAGGTTTAGCAATCGCACTTGGTTAAACTCGATAGAATTAACCAAGAGGATTCTCTTTTAAGAAAGTAAGTTTGTTCCATGGCTGAAACTTTTCAACGCACGTCTTTGGCCGTCACCTCGACCGAGACTGATGTCTATACATGCCCCGGTTCTACTCAGGCGATTGTGCTGAGTTGCTTGATCGCCAATGTCGATGGTGTTAACTCCGACGACATCACTGCAAAGATTACTAATAACAGCAGCACTGAGCTATCACGAATCGCCAGCACAATCACAGTTCCAGCAGATGCGTCGTTGGAATTGATTGCCAACAAGCTTGTTTTGGAAGCAGGTGAAAAGCTGCGATTGACTGGCGCAGCAGCTAGTGGTCGTCTTTCTGCAACCGTAAGCATTCTCGAAATTACCTGATAGGAAGCGCTAAAACTTATCTATTACTGAGGATCTAAATAAATGGCCAAGCTGCACCGCGATAATGCTGGTTACATCGGGTGTAGCCATGAGGAAACTCAGGATCCGTATTATTCATATAACAAGCTGTCTCTGCCGTTAAGCGGTGCGACAGGAACAGTCCAGCGCCCTGCAGAAGTTACCCATACGGTGACTGTTGCTGGTGGTAAGTTCGTTATTGGTGGTGTATCTCAGGCCACACTTAGTCTGACTGAAGGCGGGGTATATAAGTTTGACCAAAGCGATAGCAGCAACTCAAGTCACCCTTTCAAATTTAGCCAGACATCAAACGGGACGTGGAACCGTGGCACTGAATATACCAAGGGTGTTTCTTACGTTGGCACACCAGGAAGTAGTGGCGCATATACGCAATTGGTTGTCCCTTTTGGGGGTCTGGATCTTTATTACTATTGCGGTAACCACACTGGTATGGGAGGCAGCGCTTCGACGCCTGCCAATGCCGGGATGTTTACGGCTGCACTGCCGATCCTGAAAACGACGGATCAGTTCGGTGCAACACTCGGATCAGGCACAAACCCAGATCCATTTGCAGCCAACCTAGTGCTGGCCGTGCCAATGAACGGCAGCAATAACGGCACAACATTTGCCGACCAAAGCGCAGCAATTAGGGGCAGCGGAAGTGCGAAAGCAATCACTAGAACTAATGCTGTAACTAGCACCACTAAATCAAAATACTACGGAAGCAGCGGATATTACGACGCTAATAGTAGTTACCTAGGAGTTGCCAACTCTTCCGATTTTGACTTTGGTTCAGGAGATTACACCATTGAGATCTGGGTACATCCAACGGATACGGGCACACGAAATATTGTTACTAGGGCTTTTTCTGGAGGGACTGGTAATTATTCGGGATTTATTCTTTCTACCGCTGGATTTTTAGAGACGACTAGCCAATCAAGCTGGGATGTAAATATTAGCCATACTTTGCCACTTAATACCTGGAGCCATTGTGCAGTCACTAGGAATGGTTCACTTTGGACTTATCTTGTAAATGGCGTTTCTGTCGGAACCGCTGTATCTCATGGATCGGTGCCAACTGGCCCTGGAGATCTGTATGTAAGTTATCGAACTGGTCAGAATGATTTTTGGGGGTACTTGTCGGATCTGCGTATCTACAAAGGCGTAGCAAAGTACCAGCCCGAAGAATCTGGCGATCTTGGATTCCAAGCACTTTCATACCTTGGAATTGGTGTCAAGCAGTCAATTGGCGATCCTGTTTATAGCGACCACATCACCGCAACTGGATCAGGTGCTGTTACTGGACTGCATTCGACCCAGTATAGTGCTAGGGGTTTGTTTGATGGTGATAGTAATACCTACTTTGCATCTGCTGCTGGGAATGTTAGTTCTAACCCCGCGATATTGACCATAACATTCCCGCCTGGTTATCGACCTCCTTACAGCAATAATGTTGTCCTTGAGGCTTATGCAGGCACTACTGATACAGTACGAGTTGCAATCAACGGCGGCGCTTGGCAAACAGTCTCAGGTTCAAATAATTGGGCACAACATACGGTCGCTAGTGGATCTGGAGAAATTTCAGAAATAAAAGTTTCTCGACAAAAAGCTAATACTAATAATGGCGCTGCTGAACTCCGTAAAATACTTATCGATGGGGTGGAATTGCGAGATAGTGGTGGCGCTGCCCCTCTCCTATTCAAACCAGATTTCGTTTGGTTGAAAAACGACGACTCATCCACTGGACATCACTGTTTATACGATTCAGTGCGTGGTGTTTACAAACATATCCAAACCTCTTCTAGTACTGCGGAATATACAGAAAATACAGGTAGAGGGTTATCTGCATTTAATTCAGATGGCTTCACACTCGATACCTCAAATGGTGAACACGTAGGGGAGGGAAATATCAATGTAAATAACCAGCGATATAGCGCATACGCCTGGAAAGCTGGTGGCGCTGCAACGACGATTACTGCTAACAGTATCAGAACGGTGCAAAACGTTACTGCTGGCAATGA